GAACGCCCCGATTAGGAAATTCGCTGCCGACTTCACGCCGCTGAAGATCCACGCGGTCCATTCCTTCATGACGTCCCAGCTGCTCGTGACCGCCGGGCCGATCTCTTCCCAGATCGTCCGCCCCGTGACCTGGAACACTGCCTTGGCAGTATCGCCGAACGTCACCGTCACGTTGTCTAGGTTGCGAATTTCCTTCGTCGTCAGGCCCAGGCTCTTCGCATATTCCTTCATGTCGGTGCCGCTGTTCGCTGCATTCTGCAGCGCCTTCACCGCGCCCGCGAACAGCCCGATCGTCGCTCCGATGGCGAGCAGATAGGGGTTCGTCGCCGCAGTGATCAGGATCTTCTTGGACATGTCGACGAACGCCGCCCCGACGGCGCGGATCCCGACGCCCGACTGGCTCATGATCATCTGGATCTGCGCGCCCTGCTGCAGCACCGCCATCATCGCCATCTTGAACGGCTGAGAGCTGTTCGCCGCGGCCGCCATCTGGATCCCGACGTCCTGGAACTGGAAGGCCAGGTTCTGCATGTGATACCCGGTAAGCTTCCCGGTAGTGCCAGCCGCTCCGATTCCCCGGTTTACCACTGCATGCTGCTGTTCGACATCGCGCAGCCGACCGGTGAGGACTTCCTGCTGGCGGGCATATTCGGCCGGAGCCGTGGCACCGGCGTAATAAAGCCGCGTGCTCTCCGCGATCTCGGCGTTGAGGCGGCTGGTTGCCGCATAGAGCGGGTCCGTCGCCATCCGCAGCCGATCGGCCGCGCTTGCGTCGGCGATCTGCGCTGCATGCGATTCGCGAACTGCTGCTGCCAGCTGGTCATGCTCCCGCGCGGCACGCGCGATCGCTGCTGCCTCCGACTGGCGCGCCGCGACCGCCTGCGCCGCGGCGCGCTGTTCGGCTTCCGCCGCCGCCTCTGCCGCGAACGTCCGCTGCCGGGTCGCTGCATGAAGCCGCGCTGCCAGATCGGTATTTCCCTGCTGCGCAGCCGCCAGGGCGGTTGCAGCCACCTTCGCGTCGCGCATCTGGTCGCGCGACTTGCCCATCGCGAACGCTTCGCGCTCGAGCTGGGCGATCAGGCGTTCGCCTACCTTCTCGGTCCGGACCTTCTCGCGCCGAACGTTGGCCAGCTCGCGGGTCGAAGCGGCGCTGAAGCTGCTGATGCGTGCAGTAGCTGCACCGACCTGCATCATACCGCCCGTAGCCTTTTCCACCGCTGCGACCTGGCGGACGATCTGCATCGTCTTGTCGTCGAAGAAGTCGGCGAACCGCATGAGCTCCGCGAACGCCCCGCCCGTTTCCATCGCGAAGCCGACCTCGAGGGTGGGAGTGCCGTCATCCATGCACGGTCCTCCATAGAAAAGCCCCGCCGAAGCGGGGCTACATTGCTTTTGCTTGTTCAATCAGCTGGTCACCCCGGACCGTATTCCGGATAGCCGAGTTGAAACACGTTCATTGCGCCGAAAACGGGTCAGGTTTGATCCATTCTTTGCGTTTCGCAGCCTTTTCAGCCTCAGCTTGATTGGCCGCCAGATCCTTTAGGCAGCGCCCGCTGCTGGCGATGGCTTCGGCGCTTCCACTAAGGCCGATCTGATCCAGAGGGACCTCTTTATCGTCATCAATTTTCAGATAAACATTAACGTACTTGGCCGTCGCCATCGGCCCCAGCATTTCCGGAAGTGCCTCGACTGCAATAGCGTGATCGTCCATTCCCAAACCTTGCAGGGCATAGAATTGTCCCGTGTCGAAATAGAAATATAAGGTTCGTCTTTGGCCCTGTGCTACGCTCCATCCCTCGTTTTTCAACGAGATGAACGTTCTTCCGATGGCATACCTAATTACGGTAAGGTAGGTCGGTTTTTCCCCACTTTCTACGACTTTGGCGAACGCGCATCGGTCCGGGCCTTGGAGGACAGTCCAGTCTTCAAACTGCTCCCAATTATCGGGAGTGACCTGCCCCATGGCCGACGTAGCCAGAAGACCAAAGACCAAAAATGTCGCGCGCATACAGTGTCCCCCTCATGCCGAGTCGAGACAAATATACGGTTATTCACCCGAGCACCAACCGCAGCTTCTCCTCCGCGACGTCCAGCTCGCGCTGCGTCACTTCGGCGCGCCAGGGAGGCGGGCAGGTTTCGTCTTCGGCCCTCCGGCTCTCAGCAATGTATGACAGCGACAGCTGGCGCAGCAGCCTCGCCTCCCAAGGCGGCAACGGGACGCCCGTATTGCGCTGCCACGCATCGATCTCGCGCCACGACAGCGGGGCCGGACCCATGCCCGTCGTTTCGGTGATGCCGATCTCGATCAGCCGCGCGACGATATGCGGGGCCGGATTGGACGGCATCTTGGGAGCGATGCCGTCCTTTTTCATCCGCTCGAGACGGGTGAGCGCTTTGGCCGGAGCCGCCGCCTTCGCCCGCCTCGTGCCTTCGGGCGGCTTCGGAGCAGCATGAAGCCACGCCATCTGCCGCACGAACAGAGTTAGGTGACGGCCGATCCGGCTTTGAAGTTTCCCCAGTCAGCCAGGTACTTCGACACCTGCTTTGCGATGAAACCGATCTTCTGGTCGGCATAGACAGCGGCGAACAGCTCGGCACCCTCGGTCTTGCCTGCGGGCGGGTAGCTGAAGTTTTCGAACCGGACGGTGAGCGCGGCGAGATCCTCGGCCGTTTCGCGAATACGCTCTTCGAGCGGCGCGACCGTGATCTTGCCGTCGTTATCCTGCATGCGCTTGACCGCACGCGTCGACTGGCGCGCTTCGACCAGGCCATAGGCCTTGCTGCCGGGGCCGAAGACGACGATCTGCACCGGCTTGGTGCGATCGGCATCGGCATAGAGCAGCTCGCCCTGCGCATTCTTGACGTGGATGGTGGCCGTGTCGGCGACGGCTTCGGTGGTGATATCGAACATGGTAATCTACCTTTCGCGGTAAGGATACACCGGCCCTCGCTCGACCGCGACGGGCGAGGACCGATGCCAGTGATCCGGCTGTTGCCGGAATAGGGATTGAACCGGCTGATGCCGGAACGGGGTTAGGCTGCGGGAACCTTGACGATCTCGGTGCAGATCTCGATCGTCGGAGCCGCCATCAGGACGGTGTCGGCACCGTCGACATTTTCCGGGAAGCCGAACACACGGCCCTGGAAATAGCGCTTGGCACCGGTCGGATAGGTGACTTCGAACGCATAGAGCGTCGACGTCGCGTCATCGGCCGCGGTGCGCAAAAGCGTCTGGCCAGCATCGGCGGAATCGTACGCCAGCGAAGGTGCCAACGAACCGTAATCGACCGAACCCTTGTGCTTTTGCTTGGGCCCCTTGAGCGGCTGGAACTCGACCTTGTTGAACACGGCACCGAGCGCGCCGATCTTTTCGATCTGGCCGATCTCGGTGAATGCCAGTGCGGCGTAGCCAGCGGCGTCTTCGGTGACCGGCGAAGCGGCGGAAATGGCAAGCGTCGAGCCCGCCGCGGTAGTGGTTTCCATGATAGTTCTCCTTGGTGGCGAGCCGGCTTGGCCGGCGGGTATTCAGCCCGATCCTTCGGGCGGAATGTCAGTCGCTGCCGCGATCGGCGCGCGCGGCGCTCAAATCGGTGGCTTCAGCGGAAACGGATGCTGCCGGCGCAGCGGCTGGCGCGGACACACCGCGCACGGGCTTGCGCGTGGCCTTGCGCTTGCTCGCAGGCTTTGACTTGGCCTCGGCGATCGCGGCCGCGCGGACGAGTCCTGCGGCCAGATAATTGCCGAACGCGCCCGATTCGATCAGCGGCTTGGTGCCTGCAGTGTAGCTCTTGCCGGTGCCGCGATCGGTAAATGAACTGATGATCTCGGCGCGCTTTTTGGGGTCGCTCATGTTTGCCTCCTGGTCGGGTTCAGACCGCGTCGTAACTGACGCGAAAATCTTGGGTTCGCTCGTAACTGTTGGCCGGACCGTCCAGCTCGGGGCCGGTCCCTGCGGTGAGGATCGAGACGCGCAATCCGCCGCCGATATTGCCCGTCAGGCCCGCGCAGCATTTCGTCACCAGCGCGATCGCGCGCCGCTGATCCTGATAATTTCCTGCGCGAACCGTCACCGACACGCGATCGATCGTGCGCGTCTTCGCGGCGCGCTTCAGCGTCTGGCGCTCCGTCGTGCTCGTCGCCTTCACCAGCAGTGCCGGCAGCACGACACCATCGGGCAACCTCCCGGCCTTGATCCGTTCGGCTGGCACCAGCGCGAGGACCTCCCCATCGGCACCCAGCAGCGTACCGATGATGTCGACCCCGGTCGTCATGCCGCGTCCGCTTCCGGTCCGCCGAGAATTCCCGATCGCGTCACCCGCGCCGCGATGTACGCCTGCGCCGCTCCGATTGCCTCGGTCTCCTTGATATCAAGCGCTGGTCGCAGGAACGGATGCGCCCGCGCGCCGGGATGCAGCACCGTAGCGCCAACGAATTTGCCGCCGATCACAAGCGAATGATTGCTGTCCGGTTGTTTGGCGAGCTTATTGATCCGCCCTATGCTCATGCCATTGCGCTGGCTCTCGTCGACGCTGATCAGATGCGGCGACGTCCCATATTCTTCCCAGGGGGCAAGATACGCGCCCGGTCCGCGAACCTGCACCTTGGCGATGATGCGCCCGCCCTCGGGCTTGCGCGTGGAAACCTTGATCGCACCGCGAACCTCCTTCGATTGCGTTCGTTCCTTCGCTTCGTTGGCCACGACGTTCGCTGCAGCGCGCGCCGCGCCGCGAAGGACCTTCTCCTCAAGCTCGGCCGGGGTGCGCTGGATGAATTGCCGGACCTCTGCCCGTCCACTCACCGTCGGCATCAGGCTGCGTTTCCGGCAGCGCTGTAATCTTCGACCATGAACTCGATCCCTTCGCGGCGTCCGAGTTCGGCCGGGCCCGATACGATCTGCATGATCCGCGCGGCGCTGTAGTCGACGACGACGTCGTCGACGATCGTCGCGCCCATGACGAACCTCATGTCGGGCTTCACGTCCTCGCGAAATAGCATCCGCACCCGTGCAGGCCGCGTCGCCAAATTGATTCCGTCCGCAAGCCGTTCGGAACGGCTCGGCAGCACGTCCAGGACGCTGGCGCGAACGTCGTCGACCTTTTCCCAGCTGCCCGATCCCGCGCCGGTGAATGAAGGGTCTGCGATCGGTCGCTCGATCCGGAGCTGCCGGTTTCGATCGCGCGTCCGCGGCCGCTTCATAGCCATATCCGATGATTGGTCAGCATCGGCGCCAGATCGATCGCATAATCGTCGAACGTGGCGCGAATGCCGCGCAGGAGCGTGATCGTGAGGTCTTCCGGCACCGCCTCGCGATCGTCGCCATAACCGACCTTTATCGTGACGCGGATGCTGCTCGCACGAACCGCGCCGCTCGGCCAGGTCTTGCCCGCGATCGGGCGAATGCCCTGTTCGAGGCACGCGCCGGTCAGCTCGACATCCGCCGGCGCGATCGCCTGCAGCGCGCCTGCGGCGTCCTGGTACTCGATCGAGTCGATCGACTGTGCCGGTCCGATCGGCAGGCGGGCGAGATCCGCGAAACTGTCGGCCGACAGCTCGAGCGTCTGCGTAATCAGCCGCGTCGACGATATCCGCTCGATCTCGCTCCGTATGCCGGCGATCGTCGCCGCCAACTCAACGTCGAACGACGTGTCACCGACATCGATGCGCAGAAACTCCTTCGCCGAAGCAAGATCGACCGGCTCCACCGCCGGCGCAGCGACGGTGATCGGCGAGGCCCACATATCCGCTCGCCTTACTTCGCGGCCGACTTCTTGGCGGGCTTGGCACCTGTCGAGGGCGCCTTTGCAACAGGAACGGATTGCTCAGCGAAGCCGGCGGCGATCAATCGCTGCGCCTCGCCTTCGTCGAAATCGTGTTCGTCGCCCGCGGCAAGTGCATAATCTGGACCGCAAAGACTTGCCAACATTGTGACGCGCATGATGATTTCCTTCTTCGATTGCTCTTCTCCGAACGCCGGGTCGCGGCGCTCGGAGAAAAGGCGGGCGAGGCAATGCCCCGCCCGCTTTCACGTTTGACCTATCAGGCCAGCTTGAGGTGCTTCACCGCGGCGCTGTCGGTCAGCTGGCCGTCAAAACGGATCAGGCCGGCCATGCCGACCTTGGGCCAGAAGCGCTCGCGCACCGTACCGATCAGCGGATTGCCGACCTTGCGCACCATGTAGGCGCCCAGATCGCCGAAGATCACCGCACGGTTGCCCGTCGCGATCGGCGGGACATCGTCGTTGACGTGGTACTTCTTGCCCAGGATCAGATCGGGCGCGCCGACGCGGACGTCGCCCATCTGCCACAGGTAATTGCCCTGACCGTCCTTCAGCTTGCGGATCGCCGCGAGCGTGGTGTCGGCGAACATGAACCCGCATTTCGGGCTGCGGCGATAGGCCGCATTGACCGAATGC